TACGTGAACGATACGCTTGTCTCTTTGCTCCGTCAGTATACTTTTTATAGTTTTTATAAACGTCTTTTAATTTATCAGCTGCTGCTTTATAATCTACAGTGAACCAGCTAGATTCAGGTATTAACATGTCTTGTACTACTGCTGATGGATGGATTTGTCTTAATTGTCCTGGTAATAGTACTGACATATCAGCGCTAAGGAAATCAATATGACCACTCCAATTAGTAGCTAGTACTGGTTTAGATGTTAATGATGCTTCTAATAATGGGCGACCATATCCTTCACCTTTAGTAAATGACACGAATGCTTTTACTTTAGGGTGGTTATATAGGTCATTTACCTCTCCATCAGTTAAATCGCCGTGTAGTAAGTAGATACTAGGTAAGTCACCCTCTACTGTTGCTTCGATACTTCTAATTTTTTCTAAGATATCTTCTCTATCCATAATAGATGAAGTTGCACTAGATGTTTTAATTACTAGAGCAGGTCTTGCCTTTTGGTTTCTAAATGTTTCAAGAAATGTTTTAATTAATCCAGAAATGTCTTTTCTATCTTCACCTTGATCACCTTTAATCCAATGTCCTACGAATAAGTAGCAGAACGTTTCAGGTACTTCATTTAATATTTCTAGTATTTGACTATTAGGATCTAAATCAATAGCTTTGTATTTACTTAAATCCGCACCTTCAAATAATACTTCGATAGGAGCCTTTAATTCAACTAGTGATTCAACCTGTTGTGTTTGTGAATTACGCTTTTCAAATCTAGAATCTTGAAATACTTTTTTAGCATGTTCTGAAGATACTAAGTTTAAATTCATTCTATTCATTCCTTCAATCCAAGGAGCAGCACATAGTGTAGTTTCAATACCAGCTGTAATACCGATATTAAATTTTCCCATTGGTTGAAATTCGTTTGGTACTGTAATCTGAGCCCAAATATCTGGCTGACGAGGTAATTGAGGGGTTTGTTGGATGCAGTCTAGCATCAATTTATGATCTGAATTATTTTCTTGTAGGAATCCGAATGGTGTATTACCCCATCTTTGAGATAATATTTTAACATCATATTTACCGGATTTGATAAGAGATAAGACGATGTCTCTACTTCTAGCTCCATATCCTGAAAATGTATTAATAGGACAACTTATAGCGAATAGTGGTTTCATATTATTTTGCGATAACGTGTTTTACAAAGTGTTTTGGTTGTTTAAGTGGTTCTACCTTAATTAGCTCAAATGCATATCTAGGTTCCCATTTAGCGAATGTTTCATCAATACCGTCAATAACGTTTTTAGACATCCATCTAGCTGACATCATCGATTCGTCTGAAGTAACCCATTCATGAGCTGCTTGGCATTGTTCTTTATATTCTTCAGGACCATGTATTTTAGTAGCATAAAGTTCCACAATAGAGGCAGCAATATCAAACGGCTCAGCTCTATCATCAAAGATATAAGGTGTAGGTACTGATCCAACTAATGATATGTTAGATGGGAATACTGGGTAAGCCCAAACTCCATGTTTTTTATATTTGCCTCTATGGTTTGATCCGAATTCTTCAGTGAACTTAATCCACTCACCGTTTTCATCTTCAAAGCGCATTTGATCTTGCATTCCACCTGTTACTGTAGCGATGATTGGTTTACCACACATCATTCCTTCTGTTAATGATAATCCCCATCCTTCGTTTGAGCTTACTAATGTTACACCATCTACTGAGTTATAAAGTAAATTCATTACATTAGATGGATATTTGCCTGTTGAATATACGATGTTGTATTTTGGATCATTTCCAAATAACATTTGCTGTACTGCTTGTAAGTCAGTTCCGTTATCATCTACTATATGTGTGTGCATTGTAAGTACACATTTTTTAGCTTTATCTTCTGGTAGTTGGTCAATGAATATTTTCCAAGCTAACATTAGATCAGGTACAGATTTACGACGGATGTTACGCGCATTATATAGTAAATTAAAATCGTAAGTTTTTCCTCCATATAATTGTTTTTTAAATTCTTCTACTGCTAAATATTCAGGATGTGATTCATTAATAGGGAAGAATAGTTTTTCATTAATTCCGTGAGGAACGTATTTAATTACTTTCTCAGCTGATAATTCTGGTCCTAATACAGCACGATTTAGGTTTTCTGTTTGTTGGCTAATCGCAAGTAATGTATCACATGATTCATAATATGATTTGTTATACATTGGATAAGGTAAGTCATCCCAAATATTAAGATATATTAGTGGAATTTGTTTTCTAATCTCTTGCTCCATTTGAAATAACCAAATCCAATATCTAGGATCTGTAAAGATCATAATAGCATCTGGTTTTTCGATTTGCATCATTTGTCTAATCAATTCTGGAGAACCATATCCGTCAGTAGGGTAAAGATAAACACTAGCATCTGTAATACCAGCATTTTTGTTTGTGTCTTCATTTAAGTCGAATCTTTTACCTTTATCTGGGTGTGTAATAGCACCTCCAATGTTCACCCAGTTATAGTGGTGAGCAGTACCTATAACGATTTCCCTTGCCATAGTGGAAATACCACTTGTCATTCGGATATCGTCACATAATAATAGAATTTTTTTACGTTGAGCCTGCGGAATATAACCTTCTTTCATTTTTAGATATATTGATTTTTAATTTGTTCCCATTGAATAGATTGAAGATAATACCAAGGTTTGTGGTAGCCAAGAGTATTTAATTCAAATATTGTTTCAACACTAAATTTTTTAGCTTCCTCTACAGGAGCTAATGTGCCTATTTTATTTTCTAATATACATTCGGAGAAAAACATATCTTCTCCTTTATTAAATTTCCAAGGAAATTTTTCTAATATATCTTTCATTATTTTAGGATTACGTAAGGATAAACCCCCATTACCGACATAAGGATATTCAGCCCAAGGAGCTCCTATATAATCATATTCATAAAATTCTTCAATACCCTTCTTTAATAGTCCACTATCGTTCTGGAATATCAATGTTTTATTGAAGTCTAAGAAATGAGACCAAAATGAAGGATCTGTTAATAGCATGTTATAGCAATGAACAGAATTATCTATAAATTTGGTTTCAACAATATTAAAATTATATTGAGAATATTTTTCTTTTAATTCAGGAGAAGTAAAGAGAAAATAAGTTGTGTCATCCGGTAAGAAAGGAACATGTTTGTTTATTACATATTCCATGTCTATATCTCTAGTCTCAACGATAACGGCACATAACATAACTATTCTTCTTCTGTTTTTAAAGTTGTATCTAATTGATTGTGTATGTTTTTTCTGAAATCTTCATTTGTTAGGTATAAGAACATACAGCGCTCTGTTAATTTTTGTACGCTGAATTTGTACTTTACACATGCAATTTTAAACTGCTCAAATAAATCTTCAGGAACTTTCACGCTTGTTAATTGCATTTTACTTCCCATAATATTATATTTTGATATAAATATATACGATTATTAGGAAGATGCAATTTTATCGCAAAGTTCTGGTAGGTCTTTATAAGGGCACCATTTACATGAGCTTTCACCTACATTTTTAAGGTATGACTTTAATTGAGGTTTACCACTCTCATCAAAGCAATCTTTAATAAATGCTTGAAAGTTATCTACTGCTTGTTTACGCTTATTTTTCCCACTGGCGGGTTTGAATGATTGAGTTCTGGGGGTTGGATATTCTGATTGTTCCCAGATTTTTCGTTTAACGATGAAGTATTCAACTTCGATTTTTTCAACATCCGTCCCAAATTGTTTTGAAAAGTACTCCTTGTATAGTAAGATTTGAGCAATTTTACTATCATCTTTTTTTTCTCTATCGCCCCATCCTCGTGTTGATGTTTTGATGTCATATATATAAATTTTATCTAAATCTTCATCGTATAATACGAAGTCAATGAATCCTTTTAAAAATACGTTGTTAGCTACATTTAGTAATAGAGGTATCTCTATGCCTAGTAAGCGCATTTTACGTATAGTGAATAATTTATTACGGTTTTTCTTAATAAATGTTAATATCGCTACTGCGTCCTCGAAGAACTCACCCATTTCCTCAGCATTAGTAAAATGTGCACCTGCTGCCTTATATTCTTTAGCATATACTTCTGAGAATTTAGATTGGAATAAGTTAATTAAATCCATTCTATCAGCTGCGGCTCCACTCTCATTATACATTACTGTAATATAGTCTTGTATTGTTTCGTGAAATGCAGTTCCAAATACAGTATGAATACTAGCTTGGTATGGTTGTTTATTCTCTACATAAGTAAGATACCATTTATGAGGACATGATGCCCACATAGAAAACTGAGAATAAGACACGCTTTTTTGGAATGCATGGTTAATCTCAGGTTTCTGATAATTTTTTATTTTAAGCTCTATCTCAGTAGATTTTTTCTTCGTCACTTACAATTTGTTTTATTTTTTCTAAATATAGGATAGCGTCCATATGCTCTTGTTTAGCATGCTCAATCCATTCTACTAATTCCAAATCTGTACGATCAAGATCAACACCGTACTTTGCCTTTCCCATTAAAGCTCGTGATGTGAATTGTTCTATGATAGATGTAACTACTGAATCTAATTTATATTGTGGTGTATCTTCTTGTTGTTTTTCCATTTCAACTAAATATTCTCTATATGATTTTGAATCTGAGATGTATCTCATTATCCATTGATTTGTTGTGTTATATTTTCTAATTCATCTTTAGGTAGCATATCAATATATTGTTTAGCTTCCTTTTTACTAACCTCATAATAAGCAGCTACAGCCTCTACTTGTTCGACTTTATATTCTTTCTTATTTTTAGGCTTAATGTATTTAAGATACTTGTATTGTTTAGGTATAAGATCCTTATACAGATTGTATAGGTACTCACCTTTCATCTGCCAGGTGTTCTTTTGAACTACATTAACTACTTCACAATAATCTTGATCCATACTTAAGAAGCGATTGACCATCCAATTATTCCATCCTTCATCGCCTAAATAAGCGCCTTTATTAGTTGTAATGTTCTTAATATGGTCGAATATATTCATTAGTAGTTTCTTGAATCGTTTTTATTATAGTTAGAATTTTGTCCTAACATATTAAGATGTTTTACTTCGGCTTCCAACTTCTTTATTTGGTTAGAATATCTTTCTAATTCTTTTTGTAATGCTACTACTTGTTGGTCTGCTTGGTGCAAGTTAAAGGATACCCCTACTATTTGTGCTTTAAGACCTTCATTCTCTTGTTTTAGTTGTTCTAATTCCATTTTGCGTCTATTAAATAATTTCAGTAGGTTCATTGTTTCTTAATTGTGGTGGTAGTAAGTCTTCATTTACGTGTCCACATTTTGTACATGCGAACGCTGGAATAGGAATAAGAGCATCTTGTGCTGTTCCTGTTACGAATCGAGATGCTTTACGTAGTAATACTACTTCTTGGAATGTTTCACCTCCACATTCATCACACGTTACTGGTGTTGTTTTATCTAAAGTAATATTTAGATTCATTTGTTGTTGCTCCATTATAATATTTGTTTTTTATTTGTGTCTAATATTTTAGCTATTGCAGCTGCGAAGTTAATTTCCTTATCTGGCACTACACCTGCTCTCCAAATGAAATCGTCTAATATAACTGATAGTTCAGCATCGTGTCCGTAGCTAAAGTCAGCTAGGTGGTCAAACATATAGCGATAAGCGATC